CGAAGGATTGGCGTAAAAAAAAAGTAGATGAGTGCCGTGTGCCTCAAAAAGGGGGACAACCCACAAAGACGGTCGGACGTAGCGCGTACGGAAAGAGACCGCTCAAACAACCCGACTGGGCTGAAAAAGAAAGAAAGGAGAGGATTAGAAAGCACGATGCCTCTCAATCGCCAGCTACGGGCAAGGTATCCGTATCCCAAGAAGATAACGGACACAAAGCCTCAGAAAGACTCTCTAGAATCCAAAAAGACACAAGTGCAGCCAAGGAAAGCTCTGCTCGGGTAGCCAAAGCGCTAGGACACGTTAAAAAAGAACAATCCACGTGGACTCCTGAGGACTCTAAAAAATTAGGAAAATTTAATCCTGATGTTGATGAGAACCCTTTTGATAGAGCTAAAGAGCTTCGCAAGAGGCACGTCGCGAAACATGGGAATACTCCTGTAACCGCTCAAGGAAACAAAAGATTACAAAGAAGAAGAGGAGAAGGTTAAATGCCCCTCAAGTCTGGTTCTTCCCAAAAAGCCATTTCCTCCAACATTAGTAAATTGGGGGACGAGGGATATCCCCACAAGCAGGCTATCGCTATTGCGATGGATAAAGCCAAAAGGAAACCTAAGGGTGAGAGCAAGGTTAATGCGGTTCCCCAAGGTAAGGTGTCCCGTATGGGAAAACAAAGACTAGAAGAAGACCGAGTAATACAGGGAGCTCCCAAAGGTGCTTTCGGTCTCGATTTCAACAACGCCTGGAAACTAAAAAATAAGGACCGGTCGTGGTTTTCGGGAGACTTGGTAAAACGTAAGAAGTATAAGAAAGGTGGTACTTTAGAGGATATGAATCTCTATGACCTTGCAAAGCTATGTCCTGAGCCAGAAGGGGGTTACTTAGACCCTCGCGAGATGGATAAAAAAGTCTACTCCAAGGAACAGTTAAAGGATATGTATGCCGAGGAAGTATACGGACAAGGTTCGTTAGATGGAGATTCCCCAATGCCTTCTGTTGACGAAAAGCAGATTAAAAAACGTAAGAAACGTCTTCACGGAAAGTTACACCCGCACAAGAAGAAAGGCGGCGGCACGTGAAACGGTCATTCCTAGTCTAGTTAGACTAGCTCCATTCTGGTGGGTCGTAAATATCCGCCTCAGCCGAACCACCGGAGTCTGTGAGAATCTCAGGCTTATCACGGAGGACTCTAGCCGACGCTACTAAGTGATATACTCCGTATACCTCAAAACCGTCCTGCTGAACTTCATACACGTCGAAATATACATTCTGGAACCTAGGTTGAATGATATCCCCTGCAATGAGAGGGCGACCAAGCTTGGCTTCAATATATGACTTATTAAAAGTGAACAACTGGTCGTTGGTCATCTCAATACCAAACTCGGTCAAATTTTCCTCAAAGGCTCTAGGGTCATAATGACCTTCGACGAGAATAGGTTCCTGTTTGATTGCCTTCACGCGGTTTTCGCCAAAGACGTCATCAAAGTTCTCATCCACTTCATATTTGTATATGAAAAGTTCGGAACCTGATATGCGAATAAGTTCATCGTCAACCATATTGAATAAATCAATATCGGCATTGTCCAGGTCGAACATTCTCAAGCTTCCGCTCTTAGAAGGATTCGGTGGAACTAACCTTTTATGGTTGGCTTTGAACTCTTTTCCCATATACTTATATAGTTAATCCTTGGGTGGCATATAATGCTCATCCCATACTTCTGAACCCCATGGTCCCCACCATTTCTCAGGTTTCTCTCCGGGTGGAATCCAGTTGTCCAACTCCGATACGGGTTTTCTATTAACTCTTTTTATCGCCAACTCTCCTGTACGCAGTTTATATCCTGGTAGTTGTCGCCATTGGTTCGTGCTATCAGGGAGACCGAAAGTTCCTTTTCCGTACATTCCCTCTTTAAAACTCATTTGACGAAGAACGTCCTTTATTACTAAAGGAATATACTTTGGGTTATCACTAAACTCTTCCCAAGTTAATCCGTCCAAACAGGGAAGGGGCATAGGGTCATACCTTTTTCTCCATTCATCTGGCCAATATCCGGGTATGGTGCGGTCCTGGCGAGGGTCCAGGCACCCGGTCCCTCTGCAATTTGGGGAAACCCAAAAATTTTCCCGTCTCTCTCGATAGGGTTCACTATTTTCCAGTGCATGTGGCGTCCACCAAGGTCCCGCTACCACCCTGTCCTTGTTTTTGCAATACCCAGGATACCTAACCGGGGGACACCATCCACGCTTCCCATAACAGCCAGCAGCCATTCCACCGGTGCATTTAGAGTGTAAACCTCTCGGACCCAACTCCTCGCAGTACCACGCATTGGTACCATAATTGCCCCCTCCAACGTAACCAAATCCTCCTATCGTAGCATTAGGTTCGTCTTTCCTGTCCCAACCTGGATACTCCCATTTATCCCTCCCTGCGCGGTCACCAGTCGCTGCCATCACATCAAGAAAAGTATTCATATAAGCTTTGGGTGAGGTAATATATCCCCTCATTCCTGCGCTGCCACCTGGACTTCTATTATATGTATAATTCAGGCTCAGCGTGTCTATACCCGGCTGCATCAAATAAGCATCCCCCCACACATTAGGTCCGTATCCATTAAGGTTATCGGAGGAGTGCATCTTGTATAGGTTTTTTAGGTGTCCGGTCCCCCAACCTCTTGCACCAAACTCATTTTTTGCTTCATACAATTGATTTAAAAGACCCCGCTTCATGTTTCCGAGCGGGCTAAATGGGTCCCTTGGAGCATCCCTACCTTTTGCGTACCTCCCCATTCCCCCTACCCCCTTAATAACCCGTCCTCCGGGATAAAAATTCCAGCCTGATGGTCTCTCGTCCACAAACCAGTCTTTCTGTTCATCAGTACCCTCTTGCGGCTGTCCTAGCACGAATTCTAACACTTGCCAATGGTCGAGTGCGGCAGTACCCCGAGTACTATCTCCCACAGGACCATTTCCGAATGGACCATCAACCGACTCACAGTGAAATCCCCCCACAGTAAGCATATCTCCGGGTCCGTCAACTAATTTTGGCTCTCGCTTTACCGCCGCTGGCAATCCAGCAGCCGCTCTAGCACCATCCCGCGCAGTGTTGAAATAAGTCATCCACCCCGTTACTTGGTGAAGACGCCCTCCCTTCCGTCCCGTGGAAGCCCATGCAGGCCAATTCCAGTCGCTTCCCCCCTGTACAGTCGCTACATCAGCATACATAGGTATTTTTTGGGGATGAGACAGTAATTCGCCTCCGTTATAAGTTGGACGCCATACATTGTCGTAGTATCCCACGGTCATTCGACTTCTTCGCGTATGGTGTATTGATACTAACTCCAAAGTGTAGTGCCACGGTCCTTTATAATTTGGGTACTCGTATTCACTAAGGGTGAAATGCTCCATCTGCTTTGGTACAGGATTTATTCCCCATGCGGCGTACTGCTCTCTTAGATGTTCAGGAACCATGTCATTAATTCTCGTATGTCCTATAGAAATACTGAAACAAAGCGAAAACCCCTCTTCTTCCATCACCTCCCAAGGTAATGAATTTTGCCGAATCTCCTCTGGGGTTAGGGATTCAGTTAAATTGGTTCCGGTGTCTTTAAGTACCTTCTCGGTAAATATATCCCCAAACCAATACTGTTGTGCGGCTTTATGGTTATGATAATTACCGACATGGCGCTCATAGTCCGTTTGCGCCTGCTCCCACTCACTCTTCTCCTTCTCAATTAGAGTGGTGCCCTCTACGCCCTGGACACCTGGACTCATTATCTTTCCATCCTGCCGCAGTATCTCGGTGTCAGGCATCATAGGCTGACGTGGATGAAGGTCCTGGAATCCTCTACCCATCACATGCTTGTCCTTTGCACTCAATTGTGAAGGTTCGTCGTTGGTGAGAGGTCTTTTAGCCATTTAGAAAGCTGATAGGATGTCGGTTAGGAGACCTTCAAAAATAGCTTTGTACAGTCCGAGTGCCAAAAGTACTCGAATCGCTACGTTGGCTAGGTCTGTGGCGAGATTTGCAAAACCGCGAATGGTGTTATCGAACCAATTCACGAAAGTGCCGCATAAAGAAGAAACTAGGTTTAGGAATTGTGCCATACCATATTTAGTAGTCCTGCACTTCCATAAAAGTATTATCACCCATCTTTCGTCCTAGGGTTCGCATCCATCGTGTGCGTTCGTTATTCCATTCCTCTCGTTCTAGCCTATGACGTAATTCTAGTTCATCCATGCGCCTCATGAGCTGTCTCTCGCGGTAGAGGCTAAATCCTACCCACAAGCCGAGTACTCCGTACTCTAATAAAATGTCTGTTAAGTTTCCCATAGAAGTATTTACACTTCCATGGCTTCCGTCAGTTTATAATTTATATCGGTGAAGGATGACCATTTAGAGGGTACCATATCCTCCGCGTAAATGGCGTCCACGGGGCATTCGGATTCACACGCTGCACAATCGATACATTCGTCGGCATTGATGAACATGGGAAGATTTAACATGCTTTCTTCGGGTTCTGTCTCATAGATGCAATCTACAGGACACACCTCTACACATGCCGTATCTTTAGTTGCCACGCATGGCTCTGTTATAATAAACGTCATATATTTATGTAGGGTTAAAATTCTTTTTGAAATGGTGTATCGTACCACTTGTTTCCGTACTTGATGGAACCACCATCAGCTACGAACAGAAGACCGTCTCCCCATGCTTTAAACCATGATGGTCCCACCAAAGCCCATGGGTCGGTTTCTAGGTTATAGGTACCTTCTAGTATTGTGACCTCGCATACTCCTTCTTGAACATACACGGACCAAAAATGAAAGCCTCCATTGCCCACATCAGGATACCGAGTAACATCCACCTTTCCGTAAGTGCTCATGTATCCCTCTCCATCGAACCAGATGTAGAACATAAGATGGGACCCGTCTAATAGAAAATCCGATGTTCCTCCGATTACCTCCATATAACCAGCATCAAATACCTCAATAAACTCCGGCTCAGGAACTGGAGGGTCCGAAGGGAAACATCCAGCGAGCGCAGCGAGCAACAAAATTTTTATTTTAAGGATATTTGCCATGGAGGGAAGTTAAGGTAGTCGTTTTCATCTACTTTTATATACTCTACGCTATCACCGTGAGTGACCAGAGCTTCGCCGTTATACAAAGTTATCAGCCCAGATGGTCCCCATAGGCGCATGATGGCTCCAGCGTTGGGAAACTGTCCTCCACTTATCTTCCCCGGGTGTATCGCATAATGCCAACCAGGAATCGACGGAAATATAAATCGGTCGGGAAAGGTAGAAATGTATGCGCTGTGAGCAAATATTAGGTAGTCCCGTGCCCACGGGTACACGAGGTCTCGGTAGATTATCATACCCCGGTATTCTTGAGTCCCAAGGTGCCTATTGGGTTCCCAAGCCCGAAATCCTATTGTGCTTCCAGTGGGTTTGTCAGCCTTTAATTTTATTTTCCCTTTCAAGTCGAGTATTAACCAATTGCAATCAGTTATGAACTCGATGTAAAGATTATCTTTTTTTGCTACTACGGGGTCTTGGGGGGAGGCTGCTGGCTGGAATAGGAGAAAAAGTGCCAAGCATATGTTTTTCATATAATTATATATCCGTTATAGGAGTCCCAGACTATAATGATTCCGTGGAATTTTTACTGACACGGGGGTGACAGGCGATTCGACGGGTAGAACTCTGAATGAGAGCCTGCTCGGACGTGGGTTCAATTCCCACCACCTCCACCACTTTATACACCTTCTCCGCTGGCTCCTATTTTTTCCGTCTAATTTTTTATTTTTTCAATTAGTTTTTTTGTTTGTAGGAGTCCCAAGCTTGTCTAGCGTATGCGGCAATCGCAATAGCAAGAACGGTGATAGTGACTGAATGTAACACATTATTATATATGCACTTATAGAGATGTACCTCCAGGAGGAAGTGGGGGGGTTTCACCCTTTGGGTCCCATACTCTAACGTCGCTTTTTCCGGTGGGGCATTATAACATAGACATCCCTCCCTGTCAACTCAAATAAATAAAAACTTTTTACTTGACAGCTTAGCTTGAGTATGTTATACTGTGCGCATGAAAAACATCCAAACAATACTTGACAACACAGCAGCGACACGCTATAATGGTGCTATGAAATATGCATTAGCCTTCTTACTTGGTGTTGTGTGTGCTGTATGGCTCTCACCACCACATCCTACTGTTGAGCTTGATAAGCTTGAGCGTGAGCGTATTATATACGAAGTGCTTGACAGGCTAGAGGATGCAGGGTATAATGCCCAGCTAGCTCAGGATACTATGCTTAAGCCACGCAGGGGGTGGTTCAATTGATGTCCTTCGCATGGTGTCTCCTTGCGTTCCCTGTAGGCTTGTGCGTAGGCGCGTGGGCATATGACCACGGATGGAGAGCCCAGTCCCCATTCTACAGAGTTACGGACAAGGTGAATGGCTTCACAGGATGGGTAGCACAGTCCCCCTTCTATCGAGAAAAAAATGAAGATTTAACTTGACAGGAGGGTATGGCTATGCTATACTATGTACATGAAAAATAAACCTAAGAAATATCAAATCTCTGAGTTCACAGAGATGTGCGTCTTGTATACACGCAAGAACAAACATATCATCTACAAAGGCTCGTACTTCTATTGCAAGGCTTTGCGTGAGATGCATGGCTTCTCTACCTTGGAGACTAACATAGTCACCAAAAATTTCTTTGATAAAGTCTTGACAGCTTAGGCTGGAGACGCTATAATATAGTCATGAAAAACATACCTGTTAACGACCTTTGCGTACCTCTGGCAGAGGCTTGCGCTCAAGTTCTCTACTACATGGATAACTCTACTAAATGGAATAGAGAGCTTGTCATAGGCGAATTCTACGCAGTCGCTAAAAGAATAAATGACCAGTTCCCCAAAAGCCTTTTTGTAGGTTGGGTAGAACAAACCGAACGAAACATAGAGCGCGGTGTATTCAAAACCGACCTCGAAGTCTATAACGAAAATGCTTCTTAGTACATTAATCCTTGCTTTACCCCAGACTCTCACCCCGCAACAGACGCAACTCGTCCAGGCTCTCATCCAAGTGGAGAGTAGTGGTCAGGATGACGCTATCGGGGATAAAGGGTCGGCAATCGGGTGCTTACAGATATGGGAGATATACTGGCGAGATGCTTGCGAGCGTTCTAATATCGGTGGTAAGTATTACGATTGTTTTAAGAGGGATTATGCTATTCTGGTCTTTGATGCATATATGAAGCGCTACGCTAGAGAAGCATGGACTAACCCAAAGAAGTTTGATGCTGAGAAGGTTGCCCGCATTCATAACGGGGGACCAAAAGGTTACCGCAAAAATGCAACAATAAAATATTGGAAAAAGGTGCAGAAAGTGCTTGATTAACCCAAAAAATCGGCCCCGGTTTTGACCTAACCCTTTACGCCATAAGGACTTAAAAAATATAAAATAATACTTGACAACCCAGGAACGCTACGCTATAATATGTCCTATCGCTTAGGCTCGTGAGCGGTCGGTTTGCTGGTTTATCCACCACCCTAGAGTAACTCGAAAAAACCAGACGAGCCCAAATTTTCCCAGATTTTACTTGACATAGCCCTAGGGAGATGCTATAATATCTCCCTCAATAACTCAACACTAGGAGGTGTTACTTTGTATAGTTCATGGATTAAAGATTGGTCTTACGATGCGTCTACTGGAAATCTCGATATCGAGACGAAAAGCGGAGCGTCATACACTTACGGCGATGTCCCTCAAGGGATTGCGGACGAATTCTCGGACGCTGACAGCCTAGGTGAATTCCATAACACTTGCTTGCGTGGTCAATATGACTATGTGAGAAACTAGGGATTGTTTTTCATAGGTAAACTTACCGAGCCTACAGTATAATACGGAAAGGAGTTTTTGCGGTTTCTCATAAAAAACCGCATTTTTTTATTGACAGAGTTGTATGGCGACGCTATAATATGGGCATGACAGACATCCGAAACTTTGATTCTTCTTACTCTCCCTCTGAGCGCATGGAAGGTAATTCTATCCCTGAATGCATGGAATGCAATGATGAGGGAATGGTGCATGGTCCAAACGATACGCAGGATTTCTGCTCTTGCGAGGTTGGGCAGGATATCGAGAAAGGGTTTCTGGATTACTGTGATGCGTACGATGACGATTGCTCGGATGCGGATGCGTTGGCATCTGCTGGCATGGGTACGGACGAGGATTATGGGTGCTACGATAGTGGGGACTATTTCTAAGTCCGGCTAGCGTAAGCACTTACGCCAAAAACGGGGCCGATTTTTCCAGATTTTACTTGACAAGACCCCTAGGATATGCTACAATGCGCTTATGAAAATGACACGGTCCCACTTCCAAGCCTTGGCAGAACTTACTGCTGGCATTCAGTTTGCGTTGAACCTCACCAAAGACCAGATTACAGACCTTGAGGACTTGGTGCTAGAAATGTGTAAAGATGCAAACCCAAGATTCAATCAAGAAAGATTTCTAAAAGCTGTAGAAAAAGCCAAGATTTAACTTGACAAAGCACTTGCGCGACGCTATAATATACACAATGAAAACATTAATAAATCTCTACTCTATCCAAGTTGGCAAGCTCTTTGCTTGGTCTTGGAATCACGGTTCCTCTCACATCGCTCCTGCGTTGTTGGAACATTACAGGTCGGTGCGTAGGCACTTGCCTATAACTCTGAACGGTAACCACTGGGGTAACCACCTCGGTTCAGGTTACAAGCCTTGGTTAGCTACTCAAGGTTGTGAAGGTAACTAAATACCTTTAGCTCTTTTGAACTCTGGGGGAGGATGGCGGTAGCCTATACACCCTTCCCCGAAAAACAGTTGATACTCCCTACCATCACTACCTCTATCTGGTTGTCCCTGGGCAATACATTAGGATATATGCGGCATAGTTCCTCTTCTGGAATTCAAAACAGCGAGTTGGTGCGAGGCAGCATATTGCGTTAGTCCTCCAAATGGGCTAGGAAGACCCTCTAGGCATAGAGACGAACCCTAGCCAGCCCAACTTTTCAAAAAATCGGGCCACGATTTTGACCTAAGTCCTTACGCTATAAGGATTTAAAAATTATAAAATAGTTCTTGACATGGGGGAAAGGAGACGCTAGAATATACGCATGAATTGGAATGAATACACTGTCCCTACTAATGTCGAAGAACGGCATGAACTCTCTCTCTTAATTGGCTTGGCTTTCGCTAAGTCTTACGCCATACATCCTGACTCAGAGGAAACGGTAAACCTCTTAGAGATTTATAAAGATTCTCGAAGAATGGTAAACCGTCATGGCAATAATGAGTACCGCTCTCGCTATGGAGCTTTTGAAGCGTACAATGCTACGCAAGGTTACGCTAGGAGCATTTAATGCCTCTTCCTCCCGACCTTTCAAAACCAGCCTTTGCTTTCTTTCCTGAAGCGGCTGACCGTATCCTACAGAATGGATGCGTAACTTGTCCTAACGATATCCATGATAAGGATTTTAAGGACGAACTCTCTCGCAAGGAGTACGGTATCTCTGGTATGTGCCAGACCTGTCAGGATTCTGTGTTTGAAAACTCTCAAGAATTTTAATTTTTTCCTTGCTTTTTCAAATACTCCACGCTATAATAAATCAGTCGAAAAACGACACTCTCATTAACCCTTACATACCACGGAGGTATACCTAAAATGGCGAAACATCGTCCAATCTCAGAACGAATGGAAGCATTGCAAGCTCAAATGGTTGCATTGCAAACCAAACAGAACAAAGAAGCAGTAGACGCTGACCCACAGGTTCAAGCTGTCGATGCTCAGATTCACGCTCTCAATAACGAAGCGTTGAAATGGAAGCGTTGGAGCAAAGATGCCCAACAGAAAATCGTTGATTTCCAAAAGCGAGTAGCTGAGTGGGAATTGCGAGATGAGCAAGCCGAAGAATGGTTAGCTCAATACAAAAAAGACCTCGCTTCCTTGAAAGAGGAAAGAAACCTAGTCGCTAATGAGGTGGCTAAGGGAATGTAGGGATTGTTTTTCATACTGAGCAAGCTGGCAATGCTCGTGGCTGGGGGATTCCCCGTAAGATAGAAAGCCCACAGAAAACCAGCGCCCCTCTCCTTTTGGTTTGGGGCTTTTTTACTTGACATTCCCAAAAATCGCGGCCAATTTCTTCCATAAGTCCTTACGCTACAAGCATTTAAAATTTATTAAATAATACTTGACAAGCGAGCAGCGAGCTGCTATAATATACCCATGAAACAACGGTGAGATTTTCAGTCAGCTTTTCACACCCGACAGAAAAAAACAGAAAAGTTATAAAGCGAACCACCCACGCTAGCTAAATGGGGATTGAAGGCTCGGTTCAGGATTCTATAGGCTTGAACCGGGTTTCTTCTTTTTATACTTGACAAAGCTGTAAGGATATGCTATACTATGCGCATGACAATCAGTTCCCAAAAGCCTTACAGGGGTGCGATGGCTACGCCAGCGGTTCTCAACGCTAGGCAAAAAGCCAAGCCCAAACTCTCGAAAACTTCTAAAATGCCAGGAAAATCCTGGTCGCAGTCTGCTTGGGAAACTTGTCCCGGTGCTAGAAAAGATGACGGAAGCCCAACGGATGCGTGTAGCTTTTGCTATGCGCTCACTGGAGCCTATCAATTCCCGGGAACGATTGCCGCTAGAAAGCATAACGAAGCCGATTGGCAAAAGGACGGATGGGTTCGTGCTATGGTAAAAGAGATTAAAGGGATGAAATACTTTCGTTGGTTTGATTCTGGAGATATCAATAGCACAGTGTTGGCTGGTAAAATCTGGGCGGTCATCGCCTCAACTCCTGACACAATGCACTGGCTCCCTACTCGCAGCCATAAGGTTAAGGGTATCGCTAAAAGGTTAGAAGGTATTAGAAATCTTCCGAATGTAGTGGTGCGTTATTCGAGCGATAGCCGGGAAGGTGGTCGTTTGGATTCTACCCTATACCCCAACAACTCAACAATCATACAATCCAAAGAGGATTTTGTTCCCGCAAAAGGTTATGCTCTCTGTCGCTCTGGTGAGCGTGGTGGAAAGTGTGGTAGCTGTAGAGCTTGCTGGTCTACCTCTGTGGAAACTGTCGCCTATATTCATCACGGCAACAAAGTAAACGAGAAAAAGTTTGAAAAGGACTTGATTTCTGTGTAAAAACCGGCCTGGGCTCGCTCCTAACTACTTACGCTATAAGAACTTATAAAATATCTTGACAGGGTGGGGGAGTGTGGTAAAATAAAAGCTCCATAGCAAGGCTCGAAAAAGGTGCGGGAGATTATCGGAACATGATAAAAGAAACTAGGAAAGCCCAAAGCATAAAAGGAAAGAAGAAAAAAAAGAAAACCGTTGCAACTTCTTGTTTTGTAAAGGTTTATGCTTGACTGACATGGGGGAATGTGATACAATAAGATACCTTAGAGGATACTACTATACCTCTACTGTTCTTTCATCCTTCTTAGATTGTTCTTACATATTGTTGGTTTTGAAATTCTAATTTTGATTTTTTATCTTTTCGCGCAAAAAAAAATAAAACTTACAATCAAAAAATTAAAATTTCAAAATAATATCCTTCAGTATAAAACAATCCTTGACTTATACCACCCTTATATGGGACGCATTGTTCCTAGTGTTTTTTAATGAGTAGTAAAACCAAGCTAAATAGCATTTATTACTAGTTTATTACATACTAAATAGTCGTTTGACTTATATGAGATAGGGGTAAATGAGAGATAAATAGGAGTTTTTAATTATATTTTTTCTTAAACCCCCTATTACGAAAACAAAATAATAAGCAAGAAAAAACAAAATTCCCTCAATCTTACAAAAAAGCAGGGAAAAAATTAAATAAAAAAAACAAACCCCCTTCCTTTGACTTATATGACCCTTATGGGTATGTCTTAGAAAGGGGGTAGTTTTTTACCTACTTTATCCCTATGTGATATATCTTTTATCCTTTGACTTATGCTTCCCTATATGGGTGATATGTCTTTGGTATCTAAATCTAAATCCCATTCGGAATACTGTGTAGTCTCTGAAGAAGTTGTTATACTAGTATCAGTATTTGTTACCTCGGTTGTACTATCCGCCGAAATATCTTTTACTAACCAGCACTCGATTGGTTGATACTTACTAAACTCTAGAGCATTAGAAGCGTAGTCAGAGGTCTGATTGTCTTTAGCTTTTATTCGTGCTTCAGCAACATTGTCTGCGTCTACGAATACCCATTCGATAGCATCACACTTTCTACCTACAACATATCTGGTCATACCAGACTCACTCCTAGTGGTGGTACTTCTTCGTGGACTTGAGGACGGACTCTCCTCTCACGAAACTGTTTAGGACGCTCGTTATTGTTCTCTGGACGATACCTTTGCATCTCCAAACGCTTATTCCTTTGTTGTTGGTTGTAACGATTCATGCGTTGCTCAATGCTCTTACGCATATCTTTACATTCACCACAATCAATTTGCGCAAACAAATCACTAGCAATCCAACCTAGAGTAAACATCAGAATCAAACCGATGCCTTTAATAAAATCATTTTCTTTAATCATGTTAGTTCCTCCAAGAGTTTCTTGGCGTTTGCATCCTTTTGGTCAGGCGATGCTTCTTCCATTGGTTCTGTTATGTATTTCTCATCGGATTCAAAGATTGTATCTTCGTTCCATGAGTGAGGGATTCTCCCTCTTTGGGAAACACTACCATCGGCGGCAAAACAACGAATGTACTCATCAACAAGTTCGATAGAGTTATTCAAACCCTTACCATACTTGTATTCATGTTCTGTTTCTTCTGCCATGTGTTTGGCATATCCTGATACATGAGCTATTGCTCGGTACAGGCGGTCATCTATCGGTTTAATTTTCATTTTGTTCAATCAGGTACTCCAAATACCATTTAGCTTTTTTAAGGTCTTCGACTCCGTTCTTAAACTTGTAGCGAGTAATGTATTTAACTATGTTTCCTTCTGCGAAATCCATATCCCATGAGAATATGTATTTGGTTGTTTCCATCCCTCTATTATAGTGTTCGGGATGGTTAATCTGGTCATTCTTCTTCGTCATCTTCAATCCCCATATACTCTTTGCATTGTTCTTCGGTCATATCCTGTTGCCAGAAATAATCTCCTCCTTGAATATCAAACCTTGCTCCGTAGAGTTGTTCTTCTACCCAAGTAACCTTAAACATTAAATGTGGAAACTTCTTAGACACAGCTTCTATCCAATCAATTGGAGGACTCCACGCAGTCTCAAACCCATAAGAGGTTGAGTGTTTGCTGTGGTCAACACATGGTTCCGACGCATCCCATTTTGTTCCCCACTTGTTTATGCACCAATGATACCAACCATCACCTTTCTTGGAGTTGATATGTTTCTTTGGAACAGGAACAGACGCATGAAATGAAAGGTCTGTATAGCTTCCTTTCTTCATGGTGTCGTGGAAGTGGAATCCTTTATTCTTCTCCACAAACTCTTTTCTGTGTTCCAACTTTCCTTCTACTTCTATACTATTGCTCACCCAGTTCGGCATTACTTAACCTCCGTGTTTATCAACGCCTCAATATAAAAGGTATCCCACATCTTATTTAATGTAGAGTGTGATATACCATTGTAATTTGTTATGGAATTATATTCCTTTAGGTCTAGTTGGTGTTGCTCATACGCATCTGTCGTTGGGACTGAGCAGGACGCAAAAAGAAAAATACTTATTAAAACAATTACACCACATAACATTGCTCCTCCTAACATCCTCGTAGAAGATATTGCTTCACGCTTCATTTCTTCTCTAAACTTATCTAAATCTCTTTTATTCATTTCTTCACTCCTTTTCTTACGAGTTGGCGAACATAGTAACGCCTCTTGTCTCGTTCAAACCATGTTCTCTCATAAAGAGAATACTGGTCTGCGTCATTAAGAGAAGCCAGAAACTTCTCTGCTTTCATTTTATTATCGAACCCTTTAATCGTTCTGTACTTAGTTGTTTTCTTTTTCATCGGTCTATTATTTGTATAGGCTTTTCGTGTGTGCGATACTGCCAAACCCAATCAGGGTCATCACCTTGGAAGTATCTAAGATTTGGTTTGTTAGCAAAGTATGTACGATACGCAGTAACCGTATCTGCACATTTGTATTCATCAGGCATACACAATGGTAGTTGTGTAGGCTCATCGGTGGGAAACTGTTTTACGAAATCAATATCCCTACTCAACTCATTCATTTGAACGAGAACATCATCACACCCATGCTGTTGCTTGTCATGTCTACGACAAAACTCACCACGCAAACTAAATGCTAGGTCTAACAGATTGCTAAAGTTAGCAAACGATTCTCTAGCCCATTTAGTTGAGGGATGATTTTGGAAAGACATTCTGTAACGACTGTCGTAGCCGAACAACTGAACATTGGTGGACAACATCTGGCAAGACTCAATAATCATTTTGTTTACACGATAGTTATCATGGGACAAAGCTGATTTGTGCCAATCAATATCATTACCAGTTTTTTCAATAGCAAATATATTCATGCGTTCATTGTATCAGAATCTTGCTCGTCAGTCAATGTTTCTTTTTGAGAAGGGAAAGGGTCGGTTACAACCTTTTTACCTTTACACGACCAACACTTGTACCGACGATAACCTTTTACAGTCTCCTCTTGAATACCTGTGCCATTACAAATTGCGCATCTAATCATGTTATCTACCTCGATAAGGGTTTTCATCTTCCCATGACCTCCATACTATTTCATTGGTTTTGGTATTCTTTACATACGCCAGGTGGTCTTTATTATAGTTAAGCATCATTCCGAATCGTAAAGCAGTCCATAGGCGGGAATAGTTTTTCCAACCACACCACCATTGATGCGCACTACCCCATGCTTGATACACAACAAAACATTCCTCTGTTACATCCTCTGGAAGATTGGGTGTGTCTGTTAAAAACCCTTTCTTCTCTGGTTGAGTCCAATCAGGCTTCGGCATCTTCTTCATCTCCTAGAGTTAAAAATCCAAATGAGCATTTCTCGTATGAATCCAATAAACTTTTTAGTGTGTGGATTACTTCTGCTAACTCGGCTTTATCGTGGTCTGGTAAATCGAGAAGCCTCTCAGCATCCTCTAAATTTTCGATAGCATACTTTAATGCTTCTTCATCCGTCATTATTTCTTTCTGTTTCATGTTTATCTTCCTTGGGGTTCGTAGCTCACTACTTCTACACCAGCATGATTAAGCAAATCAATCCCAGCATCATATCGGTAGCGATTATTGTAAACTACTTTCACAACCTTAGACTGAATAACCAGTTTGGCACATTCAACGCAGGGTGCGAGAGTAGTGTAGAGTGTTGCGCCAGCACTACTGTCGGTGGAGCAAGCGATTTTAGCAATAGCATTTTCTTCGGCGTGGATAACTTCTGGCTTGGTTCTATTATGTTCCTCACAAGTATTATCAAAGCCGCTAGGCATACCATTCCATCCCATAGAAAGTATCCTGCCCTGACGGACAAGGATACATCCTACTTTATTCCTTTCACAATGCGACATCTCCGACAACCTTTGTGCGATATCCAGATACAACTGTTCGTATCGTTCGGGCTTATTTGGGTTTTCCATCTCTATGTGTAGCATTGTACAAGTAACCTATGCTGGCAGTATTCATCAAGAACAAAAGCCAAAGAGCCATCAGTTGAAAGTTTTGATTGTAGGCATTATAGAAGCTACAACCCAAAGCTGTCAGGACAAGAAGGAGAGCGTATATCATTCTTCGTTATACGACTGCAACTTTCTTTCCAGTCTTTGTATTGTGTATTTGATTTCCGATTTGCTCTTCCCTGTATTCCTGCATAGCCGATTTATATTTAAGCCGCCATTAGGTTTAATGGTTCTACCATCCTTTTGTATCTCACTCACCATGTCTCTCAACTCATCATCAAACTCTTCATTACCAAAAGGTTCAAAGCTATGAATTGGAGAGTGGACTTTATCCTTTACCAACTGTTCGTTTATACTAATCTGCCTACGCAAAGGCTCACGCCTCTTTATTTTTACGCCCAGATTATTTTTTCTATTCCACAAAACAGTTTTGAGATACTTATCGAAGTGAGAAGTGTGCTTATATTGTGCAAAAGGTTTTTTAGTGGTTCTATCAAACATCTCTACGGTATCCATGATTGCTATAGAAAGTTCTTGATAGCTATCGTCATGGTCATTGGTAATCTTATCGCCCCCAATTCTATATGAAATGTGGTGTAACAATTTACCGTACTTTTCTTCTAACCATTCCCAATCTTCATTTGTTAATTTAGTTTTCATTGTAAGTTCCCTCCATCATGAGTCTACGAAATTTTAATACTTCTGAGTTTATAAAGGCTTTATCATCCACAGTCCAATCTTCACTTCTTTTGTATTGCGAAGGGTAAACTGTTATTTCTCTATCTTTGGCTGGTATCGTACCATTAAAAGCGTACCCCACGCAATCGTGGTCTTCCTTTTTCAAGTAGCCGAAATGCTGTTTAAGAGTCGCCATCATAGAGGTTATGGTATTTCTATAGTACGATTTGTCGTCGTCCCTATATTGCTTCTCCAACCACTTTTGAGGAGACAAAGGCTTGTCATCCCCATCCAAGTATCTTCTGTATGAGAAGAAATCACTCATCACCGACTTTATAGTATCAGGATAGTTACCATCCAAATCATAACTACTGATATATGAATCGTAATTAAATGAATGTTTAGTTTCCTTATTCTTCTTCTCAATAAAGTCTTCGATAGCTTCAACCACCATCTTGATAGATTTACTCTTTATGCGGCTAAACGCTTTATTGTGGATACTGTTATACCTTTCGGATAGAAAGGAAGTGTCCAACTCGGTAACAGGCTTTTCCAGCACCAAAGCATTTAAGTCGTTTTCTTTCATGTACCACAACAAGTCCATAAAAAACAGTTCAGGTTGGGAGTGATATCTTCCCCGACCACGGGAGCAACCATCTTGAATAAAAAACTTATTCTTTTCATATTCATAGTTTTGCTGTCCACGATTTGTTTGCAGTATTTCATCTATCAGCATACCACTCGTAACGATATGCCTAGCGTCATCTGGGGTCGCACCAAACATCTCGACTTCCTTTCGCAAATCATTTATGAGAACAACTTGGTTGCACTCTCTGCCAAACTTATGAACATCTTGCAACGCTCGTTCTTTATTTTTACCCGTCCTATGGTCGCTCCTAACAAAATCCATAAGGAATGTAGCCACTCCTCTCTTTTCGTTACTCATACACTTTAGAGTATAATCGTTTATTATTTTTTTACGCATATTCGTTTATCAGTTGGTTAATTGTTTTGAAAAATTCTACATCAAAGTTATCGTCGGAGACAGTAACAGCATTCGTGCCATATATGTCTTTTATTTGCTCGGCATGGTGGTCGCTACGACCTCCATCCAAATACATTGTGAGATTGGGAATACCACGAAGATACTTAATGCGTAGTGCTTTAGTATCCTCATTATGTGCCCGATAAGTTGTTACACCATATCCATCCTTAATGTAACTCTCCAATGATTCTTTAGGAATAAAGTTATGAACCACCTCTCCATCAGTTAGATTGATAATAACCATGTTCTTAGTTGTAATGTTCTTTCTGCACCACTCAAGTAGAGCAGGTAAAAGCAAAAACTCTGGAGTATAACTTCCACTCGCTCTCTCATTAATCGTGATAGGAGCAGAGGTTTCCAAATCTAAAATCTTATCCCAGTCGGTATCATTCTTTACATTAGAAAATACCCTACTGAGAACAGGAACATAGCCTTTCACAAAACTATTAAACACTTCACCCGCTTCGGACTTAGTGAATACTTCCATCTTGATTTTGTTGTTCAACACTACTTTATTTGCTTTTGCGAAAGCAGAAACAATCGCATTAGCAATTTCAATACGGTCTAAGTTATAATCCTCATACTCCGTCCTAGTGTAGCCCGACATACTTCCACTCGTATCAATCAAGAAAAGAAATGTCGTATCTGATTTAGGAACACTTGTCTTTTTGTAGAACACACTATCGTCCATTTGATGTCGATAAAGTTTTCTAGGGTCAAGTAGTCCACGATTACTTTGGTATCTCTTTGGCTCTCTTGATTCAAGCAAAGCAGTCATATTGCGAGTAAACTTTCTGAACAGTTCCTCACGATAACTCTTTACAGGAGGCTTATGCTTCTTAAAAAGTGCTTCTTTATCAAACCTAAGTTTGTTGGAATTCTCTCTAACCACTAGATATCCTCCTTTCGCATATAATTTTGGGCTGGCACACAAGCATCATCGTAACGACCACTTTGTGCGTTCTCCACCCACCACTTTATTTCTCTAATAGTGGCATATACGGAGTAATGTAAATCAACCACACTTTCTCCTTTCGCAAAGTTACGACCAAGATACTTATGTTGCTTACTTCCAGCACCATAAACTTGCATCGCAAGTTCGGTCATGGTGTTGTTAGTAGCTGTAACCGTCGCAAAGTCAGCGTCGTAATCAGGCTTTATGGTTGTTGTAAATTCTGCTTCGTATTCCATGATATCGGTTGTGGTAACATTTTTTAGTTCCCCTACCGTCATGTTCTTAGCAAAGCGTAGAAATGATTTTGGTTCTGTTAGTTTAAGCATAGCAATCAAAAATAAGTGTATCGTAGTCTATTCCTTGTGGAGCTTGATTCATAATCTCTCTACATGGAACATGGTTTATAGCTTTGAAGGCTTGTATTTCAGCCCAAAGCTGGGGGTTTATCACAAATCGTGGTTCACCCTTGTTGTCAGCCTCAGTCTCCCCTTCAGGGTTTCCCATTGCTGTTAATAAATCTCGGATATCGTCTTCACCAAGTTCGTGTCGAACCTGTTCAACAAATTCCGCATCCACATCCGTGCAATCGGAAGCCTTTTTGGGTTCCAACTTTAACTCCTCATCCCCCTGTAAAGAACCAGTATCACCTCCTTCTTCTCCCACTTCATCAGCGAGAAAATCAGAGATAGCACTTTGGTTCATTTCAGTTTGCTCCTCAAATTGTTTCCACAACGCTCCTGCGTGGTCTTGAACAACCTTTCCAAAAGTCTGGAAAGTATTTGGGAAGTAGTCATTAGGTGTTTCTACATCTTTAATGAAATCAGAGGTAAGGTTGCTGTTAGCGATAATATCATCTTTCACATAACCTTTCCAATGAAACAAAGAATTCAGAAACTGCCCATGCAAAGTGTTTGTATCAATTTCGCCTTCGGCAATGCGTTCTGCGAATTTATCGTAACAAATCTTTTCATGCTTGAAACGATACTTTTTAAGATTCTCAGGTTGCATCTCATCAATACGCACATCTTCAACAGCATTCATTAAAAGGAATAAATCACCAAAGAATTGATAGATATAGTCCTTATACTTGTGCTTGAGTTCTCTTTGCACTATCTGGTTCGCAGTCATGTTGCCATGAGAAGCAAGTGCATCCCATAACGACATCTTTCTACCGTAGTGTTCTACTTCCACAGTTTTAAGTATTCTCTTAAAATAGGGAAACAAATTACGACATATTTCTGTCTCTCCATCAGAGAGTTTTATATGGTGCAACTCATGTATCACAGCGGAAATGGTTTCATCTACTCGACCTTCCTTGAGCATATCAACTGGAATAAAAACTTGATTTTTATCCACAGACGCACATGGAATTCCCTCGCAAGCATAATCAATACTTACTTTCTTATCTGGAACAAGAAAGTCTGCGTAATGCCTCAAAAGGGTTTGGAGGTCGAACAACAACTTGGGAGATATGGAAATATCTTCCATATCCCCAAGCCATGCAGACATAAGTTCTGCATCAGCCTTAACAGGCTGTATATCGACGGTTTCAGTTTTGCTCATTAGAGTTCTTCTTCAACGGAATCGTCTGCCAAGTAAACACCCATGCTATCTGCGTACTCACGAATAATGTTTGCATCATTTACAATGGTGCTAGAATCCTGTTCGTACTGCGAAAGAATTGCATGGTCTAAAATATCTCTCATCTTGAAACCTCCCTTAACGAGAGACATCACATCGAGAACAGACCTAGTTGAAATCCTCGTTCCGATTTTGCCCTTCCCAAAAAGGTTGTGGGAGTAATCGTAAACTTTGGATAAGACTCCAACCATTTCCTTATCTTTTTTGGTGAGTTCATGGTTGTCGTCAATAAACTTCTCCATTTCCTCTCCCGTAATGTATGGAAGATTGAAAGTCATAAAGCGGTCTTGTAAAGCTCGGTCAAGAGTTCTCGTAGAGGAGTATTCTAAACCAATGTTTGCGGTTGCGACAAACCTAACTCCGTCTGCCACTTTAATGTTTCTCTCACCACCATTTTCTTCTTCAATGTTTATTTCCCTACGGTGGTCAAGAATAGGAAACAAGATGTTGAAAGCGTCATCAGAAGCTCTTGAAAGTTCATCAAGAATAATGAGCGTATTTTCTTTCTGGATAGCTTTAATAAAGTCGGAAGGTGTAAAACTGGTGTTACCATCCTTCAACTGGAAATAACCAAGTAATGAAGTACGAGCGTCCTGCGTGGAACCACAGTTTACTACAATATAATCCATTCCAAGTTTCTTAGCAACTTCTACACAGTAAGTAGTTTTACCTGAGCCAGTTGCACCTGTGAGCATCACATTCTTACCGCCCTCGATAAGAGTATGAATCATTTCATTCTTTGTTTCGTCGATTACGAACTTCATGATTTATTTTTATGTTTTTTGAATTTAAGTTTTGTGTAGACCACAAAGGAGTTTTGGGTTTACAATGAAGCTGTATTTTAGCAAAATCCATTCTCCCTGTCAAGAACAAAATGGGAAATCCAATGGGCGTAAGTCCTTGCCTACAAAGGAGTTAATGTATGAAATAAAAATAGGCGTAAGTCCTTGTGGCGTAAGCACTTACGCACGGCTCACGGACTTCGCCCATAACATAAAGTTAGTAGGGAAATTTCAAATCCCAAACCTCATTCAATTCGTGTGCCGTGGGAACATCTAAATCCATACCACATAGTTGGCTCAAACGACTCTCTAAAAATCTATCAGAGAAACTTATCCTATCCCAAAATACTTTTCGTTCTTCATAATCATCTAACATAAAAAGAAAAAGAATAATTGCCAACATATCTCCATAGCGTTTGTCTTGCGTAACGGCTAATACATAATGACTAGGAGATTGAAACCCCAAAAGATTAATGGCTAAGTCTCTATCCGCTCTGGTACTTACAAGATTTACAAAGGGAAGAAGATGTTTTATTAAAGCACCTGTTCCTCCCTCTACATTGAGTTGTAATTTCGGACGCTTCATGGGGGGCAATAGTATTTAGGGAGTTGTATGTTTATTTTGGAGGGGAGCGAGCTATAATATAATAACGACGAGAATACCGTTTTAGTTATCTTTTACAGGTTCTTGTTTTTTGAAGACCATTATTTCTGTTTCACCTTCGTGTTTCGCCGCTTTTCTTTTCGCCGCTTCAGGAGTCCGAGCAGAACATAACCATTCAAACAAATCATTATCATTGTCAGGTTCATCTCCCTTTTGGAATCGACGAACAACATTATATCCCACTTTGAGATATTGGTTGAACGACCTTCCTCGAATGAATGCTCTTGCCATAATAACTCTTTGACTTATACCACCTATTATAGTATATTACAGGCTTCTAATAGGCGCAAAAATCCTACAACTGCGAAGCCAGTTACTATCAAAATAAGTGGAGCTAGAATCAGAGCATTCCTCAGTTCCTTGCGTTTCTGATTCTTCTTATTCCAGGTGTTGAGGGAGTCCATACTATTATCTAGTCCCTTTGACTTATGCTTCCCTAGGGTCATGAAGCAAGTGCTTTGACTTATGCTTCCCCCCCCCATATGAGAATAGAGCCGTAGATTAATACGGCTCTATTAACAAAAGGAAAATTAATTATTCCTCAGAATCAGCAGTCTCTTCCTCACGAGGAAGTAGGTATCCAACCGAATGGTCGTATACCCAGACCACACCATCTTCCGTAGTTTCCACAACGGTCCCTACGACATTTTTGGTGCCATCCCATACGGGTTGTGCAACACTACAGCTACCTAAACAGGCAACTGCCAAAAGTAAAAGTAATTTATTCATAATTTTTAATTATTTAATTTACAGAGGCTACTCAACTATACTTGCAGACTCATCTACAACAATATAATCGATGGTAACGAAATTGTAGGTGGCAACTGCCCCTGTCTCTAACCCATTCCACCATACTTTAGCTGGTCCATGAATCTTAATAGGTAATTCATATCCTTGGAACCATGGTCCGTTAGCGTTTGAAGTACCTACCATTAATAACGAATCTCCGGCGACACTCTCGTAAGTGCCATCTCCAGACGCGTGTAGACCAAATTGTAGAGGCTCTCCAGTATTACCTGAGCCTCCTTGAATAGAAAATATATTCAATGTTTCCCCTGCTTTTAAGATAGGTAAGATATCATAAGAAGTTCCGCTGTCCCCTGTTCCAGAACATATAGCACGACTTGCTCCATCAGCACCATCTAATAATACTTGATAAACGGATGTCCATCCATTCTCTCGTAGCAATCCAGGAGAATCTCTAAAGACACTTCCGAACGAACTTACTGGTCCCCAAGGATTGACTGGCATTATGTTCCCGTCTCCTGAGGTTCTCTCGTAGTTGAATAGAAAGGAGTTAAATAACTTTCCGCTCGATATATTATCTGATGGTATACCAGATTGGAATTTTGAGGAAGTTTAATCGGAGTAGGTAATTGAAGGAAGAACGGACCATTACGGGTAGACACAACAGTAGCGAGGGTATTTCCTGCATCATCCTTTATATGTCCTCCAGCCGCCGCGCTATTAGTTGTACACATACCTAGACCCCAAAGATATAAAGTACCACTTACACCTGATTCAGAGGGTCCCGAAGCGGCTTTTACAACTATCTGTGAAGCGGTATCATCCAAAAGAACACCACTAGAACCTAGTGATTTCCATTCTCTTTGAAAAGCAGGGGAGTCTGTACGAGGGAATCCGTGCCTCTTTTTTGTCCAAGGGTCATATCGTGGCATAGTATTATTATATAGTTAGTTCCATAGTAGTATCTCGTGGATAAATATACCCTAATAACTCATCTGCTTCTTCTACAGGTATTTCCTCCACCTCTGGATACTCTTGGATTGCTAAGTCTTTTAAGGTTTTAGGTGAGGTTCCCACATTCACCATACCTGTCAAGTCTGAGCAAACTACATCCACAACCTTAGAGGCAATAACATCCACCCAATCCGCATTGGTATAAACAGGATGAAACACTCCCTCTAATTTATTCTCCCCCCACAAACCCCTTGGTTTAAATGAGGTTCTTATAATTAACCCCTTATTCTTATCTACAAATGATTCTCCCGCCTTCTTGGTAAAGGCGTAGAAGCCCATAGGATGTACATCAACATAATCTGAAGATATATAAACTAATTTAGCTTTTGTCTGTTTGGCCAATTTAGCAACTGAGAGAGTTCCGTCAACGTTTGTTAGTCGGCACTCATCTTTTTCTACCTCTGACCCCGCAACATTTGTGTAAGCCGCCGCGTGTATAATAACATCTGGGTCTTCGGGCATTGCCAAGCCACAGGGAAAAGCACTTACATCCCATTCCTTGCGGCTGGGAGCCATAACTCTAGCTCCTTCTTTACGCAGGAGGGGAACTAACTCTTTCCCTAGTCGTCCATGCGCACCTGTTACTAAAATTCTTTTTCCTTCTAATCTCATTTCCCAAAGGTATCCTTAATATAATTGTCTAGGCTGTAAGGAATGAAGTGGTCTAAAAGGTATTCATCCACTTTAGCGCAATCAAGTGCGTACCGTCTATCATGTCCTAGACGGTCTTCCACATATTCGTATTTAACATTTTCTCCTAATGCATCACTAATCATATCCACCACTTCATTGTTGGTCCGACTATACCCTGTCCCGATATTATAAACCTGATTGTCGGGAGCCGTCATCATTAACCCATAGATTATTTCCACATTATCATCCACGTACATCCATTCCCTTACCTGTTCTCCATCTCCGTAAACAGGAACATTTCCTCCTTCCCCGATACATTTAGCGATTTTGGGGAGGAACTTTTCCGGGTCTTGTCCTGGTCCGAAATTGTTACAGGTTCGGGTGATGAGGTATTTGAGTCCAAACGTTCTCGCAGCCGACTGTACCAATAGGTCCGCCGATGCCTTACAAGCCGAATAGTACGAAGATGGTTTAAGCGAAAATGATTCTGTTGCATGGGTAGTTCCTCTATAATCGTCCATGTCTCCGTAAACTTCATCCGTAGAAATCTGAACGAATCTCTTTAGGTTAGGAGCGTTTCTAAACTGTTCTAAGAGACTGTAGACTCCTCCTATGTTCGTATCCACAAATGGCTTACCGTCCTCAATAGAGTTGTCTACGTGGCTCTCAGCGGCAAAGTTAACCACATAGTCCGCATTCTCAATCTCTTCATGCTTAATTATGTCATCACAAATATCTGCTTTGAGGTAGTGATACCTATCATTATCGTCACGAATGGAGATAGGTAGTCGGTCGTGGTCTGCGGCATAAGTATATTTGTCCACATTTATAATATTATGTGGCGTATTATAGTATACGTAATTAATAAAACGAGAACCTATGAACCCACAGCCTCCCGTTACCACAATTGTTTTATTCTTGATTCTTGTCTTCATAGAATTTTTGGGTTGCGTGAGCTAGAGAATCAAATGTACCACAATCAATCCACGTGCCGTGAAGTTTGTGTGCCTCTAGTTGGTCGTCTCTGAGGTAAGACCTATTCAAATCTGTAACCTCCAACTCACCACGAGCCGATGGTTTTAGGCTCCTGATACGGTCGAATACTGTATTATCATACATATACAAACCTATAACTGCATCATCAGACGGAGGATTCTCAGGTTTCTCAATAATATCCTTTATTCCTCTCCCTACAGGTTCGTACTCAACTACACCAAACCTTTCCGGGTCCGGAACTTGTTTGGTAAGGATTTGACAGCCTCCCATAGACTCATGATGCTCAACCACATTAGAAATGTCATCAGCAATAATATTATCGCCAAGAATGACGACACAGCTATCACCACCGACGAAAGGTTCAGCCATAGCGAGAGCATCAGCGATTCCTCCTTCTCCTTCTTGATATCCATAACTTAATTTCTCCAGACCTAAGTCTTCTCCATTTTTCAATACACGAATGAAGTCCCCAGCATGAGGACCACCAGTTACCACCATAACATCTTTAATACCCGCAGTTACAAGTGTTTGTAACGGATAGTATACCATCGGTCGGTCATATACAGGTAACAAGTGTTTGTTAGTCGCATGTGTGAGAGGGTGCAAACGAGTACCTAGACCCCCAGCTAATACAATACCTTTCATACGCTTATTATAGCACTAAATAAAAAAATAGCGTAGGAAAATCCTACGCTATTAAAAGGTAAAACTTAAACTCGTTCTAGCTAATGTACTCTTTACGGTACAAACGGAAGGAGTTCCTGGCTGGTGAGCCAACTCGCTTCATTAGAACGCGCTCTTTAGTAGTGAGCTTCCAGGGCTGATTCTCAATCCTTCGCCACTCATTACGAATTCGGGTCGCTTGACCTTTGGTCATGTAATTTGTGTTGAAGCCCCGCAGGGTGTGCTGATTTTCAGCAGTCACCAAAACAGAGGGGTTCGAATCAGTTCCAGGCTTATAAGAAAATTCTTTACTGTGCATTTTTGTCTCCTGGGCTTTTGCCCTTATGTATACTATTATAGTCCTGTTGCCCCGAAACGGACCCGAAAACCTAGTTTTCTTTCATCTGGTCTTTCATCCACTCTAGGTCGTTGGATACTTTAGCCAGTTCTACACGGAGATTATTCATACCTTCATTGAGGCTTTCCAGTTGCACCAGAGTCCTCTCCTCCAAGGTGGAAACCTTCTGTTCTAATTCATTTACTTGAGCGTCCAGAGTACCCCATGACACAGCTACAGCAACAGCACAGGTAAGTACAGGGAGGAGATTGGACATAGACAGTCTAACAGGCTTGGACTCCGATGAATTCATTCTTTTTAAATAATGGTTTGTATTTTACAGAGTCTCCCCCTTTCAGGATTTCATCTGCAATCTTAATTGAAATGTTGTTTTTAATAAACCTTTTGATATTTCGAGCACCGAATTCCTCGGAAAAAGCGTTTTCGGTGATGAAATGCACCAGTTTTTTAGTGACGCGTATGGGAAGTTCCTTAAGCTGTAAGCGAACTATCTTTTCAGCGTCATCTTTATTT